TCGCCAGTCCCAGCTTTTCTTTGCGTCAATTGGCATTTTTACCATAAGGTTCATGTTTTGAAACCTCGGCATATTCTCCCACAGTAGATGCTCCTGCGGCTGGTTCTTTTGCTCGTCTGTTCCAAAACAACACTCAAATGGAATATCAAACAACTTGATACAAATCCATTTAAGATGGTCTGCAAAACTGTAGACTTTTACATAGGGCCACATATTGTGTTCAGCCCACTCTGTGAACTGTTCATCTTGGCGTGTAACATCAAACTCGCCCCATCCTTCTTCTCCGTTAGAGTTTTCTGTGAGGATCATTAGCTCTCCATTAGCCCCAATATTCCAGTCTTTGACCAATCCTCTTTCTCTTATGCTTAATCCATGAATAATATTTGCTATTGTGCTTTTGCCAGTTTGCTTACGACCCGAAATTCCCACTATCATAATAATATCCTTTTAGATTGTTTTTTAAATATGTTTGCATTTTTTCTTTAGACATACTTCCTAAATCCTTAGATTCCATACGTGGAAAAACTAATTTAAAAAGTTTTCCTAAAGACCTTTTTATTTTTATCTTTGACTCTCTACCGACTTGATCATTGTCTGTAAGTATTATTAATGTTGTTACCCCGCTTTTTAGCAATAAGGTTTTTTGTCTTTCAGATATATCCTTACCAAATAATCCAACCGCATTTTTTACACCACACTCCCATAGTTTCCAAACGTCACCCTGTCCTTCGACTAGAAATAGGCACTGGTTTGATAAAGTCGATTTGGTAGCCTCATCGTAATTGTATAGATAGTCCGTTTTCCTTATGCCGCTTGAGAATAAGTATTTCGGTTCTAGCCAGACTTTTGTTGATCTAGCTATATATCCTATTTCCAAACCGCCAAATCGTATAGGTATAATTGCCCTATATCTCATTGCAGATTTTTTATCAGCACAATCTTCCACGCCAAAATGAAGTAAGGTTCGCGGGGCGAACCCTCTGCTTTCAAAGTACGGAGACTTGCCTAAAGTTTTTACTGGAGAAATATTGGGCTGAAGTCCTGTTTCAACTGGTTTCTTTTTTAATGCTTTTACCAGACTCGAAAACGGATCTTCTTCTCGTTTGGTGCTTTGTTTAAAATCAGCCTTAGCCCCATTCACATTGTATAAAGAACAAACGTATTTTAAAGCTTTTGAAAAAGAGTCTGTTTGGAGCACACCCTTTACAAACCCAAATATATCTGTATTATAGTGTTCGTGACATCCACGAGTCCAGCATCTCCAAGCCTTTTTAGTTAGAGAAATAGATAGACCTTGTGGATTGTCACTTCCTTCGTGAATAGGACACTTCATAAATATATTATCTGCAACTTGCTCATATTCCAAGTCAAAACTATCCAGAAGTTTTTCAATATCTTCAAAAATAATTTCTTTTACTTTGTTTAAATCTAAAGTCTTTTGCATAGCTTAAATCTCAGAGGGAAACTTCATCCATTCAGAGTACGCAAAGCGTATATCCGAATTTACACGTTGTACTGTTAATACTCTATACATTAAAACTTTCACACCATTTTCTTTTTCCTCTTTCTTAAACTCGACGCATGGATAACTCTCTAACATCTTAATCCTCATCTATATCGAACGGAATTTCTGCGCCCGGAATTACGTCACCATCGGGACATGCAAGCACTTGATCCCTAGTTCTAAGTTCTGTAAGTTTTGCGTGTTGACCTGACATTTGAAAGTTTATGTAGTTTCCATCGGATAATCCTACTCCATGCCTAGCTTTATTGTTTACTACTTTGTGAGAGCCGTTTTGTGGCCCATCCTCTGCGATTTCCTCTGCCGACTTTTCTTTAAAGTAGGATAGTGAGGTACACAACCAAACAATCCTGTCAGAGCCGCTAACAGAGCCAGTATCTTCTCTTGTGATACCGTCACGGTTAAGCTGAACAAATGATAGGCAAGCAAAATCATATTTAACAGATAGATTGTGTAGTTCTGTAATCTGAAACCCAAGAGCTTGATATTCTTGGATGTGACCCTTGGAGATTCCAGCAGAATTCATCAGTTTTAGGTAGTCGTAAACAACCAAGCAGTCATTGGTTCTACCGTTTTCGTCTTGGCCTACATCGCGAAGAATCCAACGCTTGATAATATTTAGAATAGTCTCAAAGGGTTGACCAGCAACACTCACATAAGTATAAGGAATGTTTCTGATTTCTTCTGCCGCCCTTTTGACGGCGATTGTCTTTTCTTCATCGTTCGCGAATTGACCTGTAGCAATTTCATTAATGGGAACGCCACTGATGTGGGCTAGGATTCTATTGAGGTGATCCTCTTTACTCATCTCAGTGTCTAGCATTATCGTAGGAATACCTCGACGGGCATTATGCAAAGCTACGTTATCTCCGAAAACAGACTTACCCACTCCCGGTCGGGCGGCGATAAGATCAATACACTTACGGCGTAAGCCACCGCCAATAATAGCGTCATAGTTTGCAAACCCGCTGGACAATCCTATTTGGTCGCATGTGTTTTCGATGAGGAAGTTGATGTATTCATCAAGATTGTCACCAAGCATCTCGGTTTTGGTTCCCTGCTCATCCTCTCGCAAGAAGTCCATCAGCGGCATTTCTACCATAGAGATGATTTCATCAACCGTTTCGTCGCCATTTATTTTAGATATGTCAAGGTCTATCTTTTTCGCTATCTTCTTGGCGTTGCGAGCGAATTCAAACTTGGCGATTTGTGAAGCAAAAAACGGGACGTTATCCTTGTTAACAGGATAGTCCATTAAGTTTGTAATATACTCCAGTTGGCTAGAAGTTTGAATAGATTCAGATAATTTTAATTGCTCTGCCGCAGAAAGCAAAGCAGGAATATCAATAGAAGCATTGGACTCCAAAACCTTTTCAACACATTTGTATATAACTTGATTGTGACCGTGAGCAAAGCTCTCGGGCTGAATAAAGTCATTTATTTCAACATAAGACTCAAAACCATAAGCGAACAAACCTGCTAACACAGCTCGTTCTGCTCCAATATCTGATAACTCTAGATTCATTTTTATCTACCTGTACAACGATTACACCTAATAAACTCACCGCAAACTAAACTTGAATTCATAGAAAACGATTTTCCACAAACATGACACTCAACATTTTTCTTAGAAGTTGGCTTCCTTCTTCTTGGGGTTTTGTTTTCATATTTACTTGGGTCAAAATCTGGATCTCTTTCAAACCCTTCATCTGAAAACTTATTTTGCTTGGCTCTCACCGGAATCTTCCTTTTTTCTAAAGTGTTTTTTTCTCTAACCATTTTAAAATCTTCTGTTACATTCGACTTAGGTTTTGAGGAAACCGTTTCCTCCTGTTCTTGATCTTTTGACTTTCTCGATGGTAAGTCACGAGCTTTAATTTTTACTGGTGGTCTTTCAGACGCTTCCATAAGACCTTGCATAAGTTTCTGTTTCTGTTCGTCAGACAGCGAATTTACAAAATCATCAAAATTAATCATTTTCTTTTTCCTTTTTCCATTAAAATATCTGCCTTGCGGCGAACATTATAGTCTCTTTGTTGTAGGTGTTCAAGACGACCTTCTGCGGTCATTTTCCACTCGTTGACCTTGTAAGCAATATGGTTGTTTCTAATTATTTGCCCGACCTTTACTTCGTGCTTTTCGTACTTGCCCCATTCTCCATCCTCGATCTCTTGACCAATGATTTTTTGCAGTGAATCTTCACACCAGCGGATTACATTTTGGGTTTTAGCCCGTTCTGTTCCAATATGGTCTGCGTATTGCATCAGCATAAAGGCTTTGTCGAAACATTCTTGCTGCGTTAATTTATCTAATTCATTTTGATTCATAGTCTCTGGAATCATACACTCTGGATTTATCTTAGGGGAAGTTATATACTGCCCTAACACATAACCGTCGATTCCTTTAAGAAAATGCTCAAGTCGCTCTTTGGTGTTCAATTTTTTCTCTCCAATATTCTACGGACTCGTCCCAGCGTAGCTCTATTAATTTAATATCATTAATTCTGCACCACTCTTTTTTGTCTAAGTCTCGTTTTTTTGCTTGTGCAAACCCTGCCTTAGACTTGTGGAAAAACGGGGTGTATTTAAAATGTTGTTCGCCATGAACCTCAATACCTATTGTACACGATGGAATCAAAAAGTCAAGGGCTAATTTGGATCTTTTCATAGAAGAACCCGGAAGCGTAACTTCTTCAAGCACCTGATAGGGATGAAATAGCTCCACTATAAGTTCCCTAGCTTGTAAATGATAGAAGCTACGCCTAATCCGAGTGCTTATGAGGTATTTCTTGGTGTCGAGATTATACTCTCTACCATTTAGCCCAACAACTTTCATGAGAGCAAATCCTTAACTTCATCATATATAAAGTCTAACAAGGTAGGATTGTCATTTAGGAAGTTTACCAGCTTTTCCATTCCCTGAAACTTAAACGCTTTACTTACAGCTTCTTCGTCCTCTGCCTTTACATCTTTATCTGATAAATATGCAGCAACGATTGGGTTCGTTCGGTTATCGACTAAGCAAGATATTGTGTACCATGCACCCTTTGCTTGAATGAGAGCAAAATCTGTAGCTATCTGTGCAAGCTCTTGAGCCTCGTCGATTCCTACGCCATACTTAATCCAGCTTGCAGCTTTGGTGTTCGGTATCCCTCCAGCAGCAGAGGTTTTGATTACCCAGTTAGCAACTTGACCAACGTGATTGCCTGACTCTTTGGGTACTTCCCACTTGCCACGGTGTGTGATAACCATGTTGGTTCCAGCTTGGAACTGTAGCATGTTGCCACAGTCTGCCATCTTGCTGGGTGCAAAGCGTGATCCACCAGTATTGGCGATGTTGTGAGTAATGAACACGGCGATAGCTTTCATACGTGATACGTCACCGCTGATACGCTTGAAGAACATAGACAACAAGCGTGGCAGAGCGTTACGGACACCTGTGCGGATCTCTCCATCAATCTCGTCCTGTGGAACCATATTAGATGTAGAGTCACAGATCAAGAACAAGTTCTCTTCTTCTTTAAGAAGTCGCTCCATGATATTAAGATATGTCTCAGCAGATACGATAGGGGTGTCGTCTGTAGCTTGCACAACTTGAATAGCATCAATATCTAAACCTTTGATGCCACGAAAGTTTTGCTTGGTCAGACGACCTTCGGTATTTAGATAGTATACTTTTTTACCTTTGGCTTGTGCCTTGGCAGCAGCATACAGGGCGGTCGTTGTCTTTCCAGTCTTTGGGTCGCCAGTCATTACAACAACCTGACCCTCACGAAGTCCACCACCGAGTGCCATGTCCAATGCTGGACTAACACTAATGGTATCATACGTTTCCAGAGACTCTAACACCTTTGTGCCAGACTCAATAACATTCCCATATTTCGCACACAAAGTCGCTATTGT